TTGGCAGCAATAACATCACAGCCTGCAAGCTTATATCCCATTGACGAGCCACCGCCACAAGAAAACGTTGTCATTACTTTTATATTATTTTTCGGTACTTTTTCTAAATCTGTTAATAACCAGGCATTTTTATTTTTCATATTCAAAACCACATTTTGGACATTTTTGTTTTAAATCAAAATCTTCAATTTTTATTTCTGTTGAGCCAATATCATTTTTTAACTCATCTTCTAAAATACCACTTAATTCAAACTGATTAAATCCTAATAAATTTAAATCAAAGTTTTCATCACTTAAAAATTCAACATTTAATTTTAATGTATCAAATTTCCATTTGCTGTTTTCTGTAAGTTTATTATCAGCTATGCAATAAGCTTTTTTTTGTTTATCACTCCAGCCCCAAGCTATTAAGCAAGGAACTTCTTTTATATTTAAAGTTTTTGCTGCCATTAATCTTCCATGCCCGGCAATAATTTCATTTTTTTCATCAATTAAAATTGGTATTGTCCAGCCAAATTCTTTTATTGAATTTGCTACTTGTTTAATTTGTTCTTTACTATGTTCTCTAGGATTGCTGTCATATTCAACTAATTCATTTATATTTTTTAAAACTATATTTTTAACTGGTAATTCTGTTGCCATATTTAGTCTCCTATTAATTATGTTTTTTCCAGATGTTACTATGTAAACTATGAAAACACCTAGTTTTATTATTCCATTTAAATTCAGCAACTCCAATGGAGCCATATAAATCTGCTTCTCTTACTTTTTTAACTTGAAATAAAGTTTTTTCCGGGTCAAATATTCTATTTATATTTACGATAACATCAGCTTTATTTGCGAAATGACTTGAGCCAGAAATATCATAAGCGTCAACTTGATATGTACCATCTTCTTCACGTCGCATTTTTCTAGGGTGAGCTACTAACCACGTAACACATTCTGTTTCTCTATTAAATCTTTTTATATCTGAAATAACATTAGAAATATGTTCATCTTCTCTTAAATTACTAGCTCGCTTTGGTGAAATTTCATTATATGGGTCAATACATAAACCATCTATTTCATATATTTCTTTTGCTTTTCTTGCAACATCTAAAATAAAGCCTATATCTGGGCTTTCATTTTCTTTATCAATAAATAAAAAATGTTCGTTTATAAATGTTAAACTTTTTCCAAGTTCGTCTTTAGTAATTCTTTCATTCATTCCATAATCAAAAGGTTTCATCATAAATTTTTCACATAAACGTTTCACATTATTTGCCATTGAATGTTCCGGGCTAAATATACAAAACTTCCAATTATGAATTTTAGCCATATTCATTATTACATCAGCTAAAAAAGATGACTTGCCATGATTTGGAACTCCAGTCCAAACATGAAATGTTCCACGTGAAACTTTATATAAATCATCTAATGGCTCAAAGCCAACATCATAAGGTTGCGAAGTTTTCCCGGAATATAAATCAACTACTGCATTTCTAATATCATGTACTGTATATAGCCCTTCTATTTTTTTGCTCATTGTCTACCCCAATTGAAAGTTTTTATTTTTTTCCTGTTTAATAATTTCGTCGTCCCATCTACCTTGATTAAGCCAAGTTACTGGGTGAACTATATATTTTAACTCGGTTTTAGCTACAGATAAGCTATAATTTTTCATAGCTTTTATAAGTAATTCTTCTGATACTTCTTTTTTATTAATTAGTTTTTTATAAATTGATTCAGCTTTTTTCTTCCCAATTTTTCTAGGACATTCATTCCAGAATATATCAAATTTAGTGCATATATGTATATCTTGAGTATTATGTAAATATTGTTTACTAAGTATATTAATATTATTTACATACCCTAAATTTAATTTATATTTATTATATCCAAACATTCCATTTTTAGTTTTTTTAATAGTTATAAAATTTAATTTTTCTAACTGCTTAATATGTTTATTTACTGAAACTCTTGTACATTCGCATAATTTTGCTAAATGTTCTTGACTAGGATAAGCTTCTCCATTTTCATCTGCATAATTTGCAATCATTAATAATACTAATTTAGAAACTGGAGATTTTGTTTCTTGTTTTACTGCCCAAGCCATAGCACTAAAGCTCATTAGTTAATTCCATAAAAATCGTTTGGCGTTACCTTTCCATTTGTTTCTTTTACAATTTTAAGCATATCTGGCTTTCGCGGTATTGCTTGCCCATATTTCCATTTAGCGCAAGTAGCAGTATTAAAATTAAGCTTTTTTGAAATTGCGTCTATACTTATTTTTTCTGATTCTAACCATTCATTAAACGTCATTTGCTATAACTCCTTGATATATTTAGTAATTTTTATAACTATTTAATATTATAATATATTTTATCTTTTAATGGTATATATTATATACATATACTTTATTATTATATATAATATTTTTGTAGGTACTGACAACTTAAAACCTTGTAATGGGTTATCCTTTTAAGTACTCGAGTTTCTTAAAGGTTATGCGAGAAAGTCAGCTAAGTTTATTCTCCGAACAAAGCCTATTAATTTTTTTTAATTATAGGAGTAAACAATGAGCAAGCAAATAGAAAACGAATCTGTTTCAGATATGGTTTTAAGAACAACAAAAGTAGAAGTTTATCAAAGGTTATTAAAAGCACAACAAAATTTTCTACCTATTATAGGAACAGGCAAAGGTGCTTTTAAAGATAGAACAACTGGAGAATATTATTTATTCGCAACAAAAGAAGATATTAAAAAATCAATAAGTAAACCTTTAGCTAATGAAGGTTTATTATTATTTTTTACTCAAGCAGAAAATCAAAATAATCCTCAAATGGTAAAATTTAAATTAAGAATTGTTCATGCTGATTCAGGTCAATTTTTAGAAGAATTTTATCAACTGCCAGTTGTTGCCGGTTTAAAAAATGAACATCAGGGCACAGTCTGGGATTATGGCTCTGCACAAACATATGCTTTTAGATACTGTTTAGAAGAATATTTAAATTTAGTTATTTATGATAGCTTAGCTGAAATAGAAGGTGATGGCGTTTCGTTATGGCTAAATCAATCATTTCAAATATTAAAACAAAAAATTGATGAATGTAAAAGTATAAAAGATATTGAAAAAGTTAAAGAAGAAAAACCTATAAAAAAATATACTGATTATATAAAAGAATATGGTCATAGAGAATATGTTGATTTGACAGCTAAATTAATAAATTCAAAAACAGCAACATTTAATAAAGTAAAAGAAGTTGTAAATGAGTAACATTATAATTTTTATAGTTGGATTTGGGCTAGGAATGATTATTAGTGGAATACTTTTAATTATCCTGGTCTATTTCCAAAATGGTTTTAAAGAAGAAATTAATAATAAAGCTAATAAAATATTTAAAGAGGATAAATAAAATGGATAATGATGAACTAAAACAATCAGAAGAAGATACTAATGATGAAGAATTAAATTATGCAAACGAATTAGATTTGCAAAAAGAACTTTATGATTTAAATAAATTAAAAAAAGAATTAAATGGTTTAGAAAAAAAAAGTTTTTTAAATGTAAAAATATTTAATTGGTATGAAAAATATTTTGAAATAAGCAAAAAAACTAATATAAATCAACATAATTATTATGTTGAAGAAACTAATAAATTTTTTAAAAATAGGAGTAAAAATGAGCCAAAATGAAAAAGAATTTCCAAAAGGAATATTTTTTAAAGAAAATAAACTAGATTGGATTATGTTAACAGTAAACATTAATAGAGAGCAGTGCATTGAGTGGCTTTCTTCTAAAAATGATGACTATATAAATATTGATATTAAAACAAGTAAATCTGGAAATATTTATAGTGAAGTTAATAACTGGAAACCAGTTACAGATAATCTGCCCGGAGGAACTAATTTTGATGAAGCAATAAAAAAACAAAAAGATAATGGCGGAAAAATTCCAGATGAATTTAATAATGAAGATGATATTCCTTTTTAAGTGTGATAGTGTAAAAAAGATATTAGTTTTTTTCATTATCATGTCAAAGCCCTATATCCTAATGTATAGGCAATTTCTTCTCTGCTGTTATTTGTTAT